GCGTGGAACCGGCCGCGATGCAGAAGGCCTTGGAAAAACATGTCCGTGCCCACCTCGACGAACTTGCCGAGGTCCGGCCTGACTTCCGGTGATGATGACAGCCTAACGGATTTCGACGGCGCAGCGGAGATCCTGCGCACCTGGGGCGCGGGGCTGACGCCAGACCCGGACCTGACAGTTTCGCAATGGGCCGACAAGCACCGGATGCTGTCGGGTCGCGCATCGGCTGAACCGGGGCGCTATCGCACGGCGCGCACGCCTTACATGCGCGAGATCATGGACCGCCTGTCGCCCGGCGATGTGATGCAGCGAATCGTGTTCATGAAGGCGGCACAGGTCGGGGCGACCGAAGCGGGCAACAACTGGATCGGATTTGCCATCCACCAGGCACCGGGGCCGATGCTGGCGGTCCAGCCGACCGTTGAACTGGCGAAACGCAACTCGCGCCAGCGGATCGACCCGCTGATCGATGAAAGCCCGGACCTGCGGGAGAGGGTCAAACCGGCGCGATCCCGCGACGCGGGCAACACCATGCTGTCGAAGGAATTCGCGGGCGGCATCCTGATCATGACCGGGGCGAACTCGGCGGTGGGGCTGCGGTCCACCCCGGCACGCTACATCTTTCTCGACGAGGTCGATGCCTATCCTGCCTCGGCCGACGAGGAAGGCGATCCGGTCACGCTGGCCGAAGCGCGGTCGCTGACCTTCGCCCACCGGCGCAAGGTTTTTCTTGTCTCGACGCCCACCATCCGGGGTCTGAGCCGGATCGAACGGGAATACGAGGCATCAGACCAGCGCCGGTTCTTTGTGCCATGCCCGCATTGCGGCCAGTCGCAATGGCTGAAGTTCGACCGGCTGCGCTGGCAGAAGGGCAAGCCGGAAACGGCGGAATATCACTGCGAGGGCTGTGATCAGCCCATCGGCGAGCACAACAAGACGGCGATGCTGGAGGGCGGCGAATGGCGGGCGACCGCTGCTGCCGCCGATCCGACCACGGTCGGGTATCACCTCTCGGCGCTCTATTCGCCGATCGGCTGGCTGAGTTGGGAGCGGATCGTGCGGTCATGGGAAGCGGCCCAAGGGTCGGACGAGGCGATCAAGGCGTTCCGCAACACCATCCTTGGCGAAACTTGGGTCGAAACCGGGGAAGCTCCAGACTGGCAGCGGCTCTACGACCGGCGCGAGCGCTGGAAATCCGGCAAGGTGCCAGCGGGCGGGTTGTTCCTGACCGCCGGGGCCGATGTGCAGAAGGACCGGATCGAAGTCGATGTCTGGGCCTGGGGGCGCGGCCTCGAAAGCTGGCTGGTCGATCACGTCGTGATCGAGGGCGGGCCGGACCGGCACGATGCATGGTCGGAATTGACCGCGCTTCTGGATCGGTCCTGGCCGCACGAACGCGGCGCGCATCTGCGGATCGCGCGGCTGGCCATCGACACGGGCTACGAGGCCCCGGCGGTCTATTCTTGGTCGCGGGCACAGGGGTTTGGGCAGGTGTCGCCCGTCAAGGGTGTCGAGGGGTTCAACCGCTCCAGCCCGGTGTCGGGGCCGACCTTTGTCGACGCGACCGAAGGCGGGAAACGCCTGCGGCGTGGCGCGCGGCTCTGGACCGTGGCGGTGTCGACGTTCAAGGCCGAGACCTATCGCTTCCTTCGGCTCGAACGGCCGACAGAAGAGGACATGGCCGAGGGCGCGGCGTTTTCGCCGGGATCGGTGCATCTGCCGCACTGGGTCGAGAACGAATGGCTGAAGCAGTTCGTGGCCGAACAGCTGGTGACGGTTCGCACCAAACGCGGCTTTGCCCGGCTGGAATGGCAGAAGCTGCGCGAACGCAACGAGGCGCTGGATTGCCGGGTCTATGCCCGCGCGGCCGCCTGGATCGCGGGCGCGGATCGCTGGACTGACGAGAAATGGCGCGATCTCGAGGATCAACTTGGGGCCGCGCCGACGACGGAGGATGCGGCGGGGCGGGTCAACCGGCCGCAAGCCGCACCCCAGGGAAAACGGCAGTCGGATTGGCTTGGCCGACGCGGAGGATGGTTTTGACATGGCAGACTGGACGGAAACCGAACTGGCGGCATTGCGTCGGGCCTATGCCAGCGGCACGACCCGTGTCAGCTATGATGGAAAATCCGTCGACTACGGGTCGGCAGAGGATCTGCTCGGCCGAATCCGGACCATCGAACGCGCCATCGCAGGGACGACGCGGCCACTGCCGGTGGCCGGGTTGGCAGGCTTCAGCCGTGGGGATCGCTGATGCCTGCGAACTGGATGGACCATGCCATCGCCTCGGTCGCCCCGCGCATGGCGGCCCGGCGCGTGCTGGCGCGACAGGCCTTCGAGACCCTGACGCGCGGCTATGACGGTGCGTCCAAGGGGCGGCGCACGGACGGCTGGCGCGCGCCGGGATCCTCGGCCGACACCGAGATCGGCGTCGCCGGTGCGCTGCTGCGTGACCGGATGCGCGATCTCGTACGTAACAATCCACATGCGGCCAAGGCGGTGGCTGTGCTGGTGAACAACATCGTCGGTTCGGGCATCATGCCCCGTGCGGCCAGCGGCGACGACAAGCTGGACCGGAAGGTCGACGCTCTGTTCACCCGCTGGACGGAGGATTGCGATGCCGATGGCCAGCTGGATTTCTACGGGCTGCAGACGCTGATCTGCCGCGAGATGGTCGAGGCGGGCGAGGTGCTGGTGCGGCGCAGGCTGCGGCGCTCGTCGGATGGTTTGCCGGTGCCACTGCAATTGCAGGTGCTGGAGGCAGACTTTCTTGACGCGACCAAGTCCAGCAACGTCGGAGCGGGCCGCATCGTGCAGGGCATCGAGTTCGACCCGGTCGGCAAGCGCCGCGCCTATTGGCTGCACGCGGAACACCCCGGCGACGCGCATGGTGCCTTGCGCGGCGGGCTCGACAGCCGCCCGGTCCCTGCGACCGAGATTGCCCATGTCTATGAAAAACAGCGCACGCAGGCGCGCGGTGTTCCTTGGGGCGCGCCGGTGATCCGAAGTTTGCGCGATCTCGACGATTACGAAGTAGCCGAACTGGTCCGCAAGAAAACCGAGGCCTGCGTCACCGCCATCGTCTTTGGCGACGACGAATCCCAGCAGGGCATCGCGCCCGCTGTGGTCGATGCCGATGGCAACCGGGTGGAGCAGTTCGAACCGGGGCTGATCGCCTATGCGCGCGGCGGCAAGGACATCCGCTTCAACCAGCCGTCCGCGACCGGCGGCTATGGCGAATACAAGCGGGCCAGCCTGCACACCATCTCGGCCGGGTTCCGGGTGCCTTACGAGTTGCTGACCGGCGATCTCAGCCAGGTCAATTATTCCTCGATCCGGGCCGGGCTCGTGGAGTTCCGCCGCCAGATCGACGCCGTCCAGTGGCAGTTGTTCATCCCGATGTTCTGCGCCCCGGTCTGGCGCTGGTTCACCGAAGCGGCATGGGCGGCGGGCCAGATCCCGTCGCCCGATGTGCCGGTGGAATGGTCGCCGCCGAAGTTCGAAGCGGTTGATCCGCAGAAGGACGCGATGGCGAACCTGCTGTCGATACGGTCCGGCACCATGACGCTGGCGGAAGTAATCGCCCGGCAGGGCCGCAACCCCGACGCGGTGCTGGCAGAAATCGCCGCCACCAACGCCAAGCTGGATGCCCTCGGCCTCGTCCTCGACAGCGATCCGCGCCGCGTCACGAAAACCGGCAGCGCGCAAACCAATGACCCCGCCAGCGATCCGGCCGCCGATCCGGAAACCGACCCGGCGCAACCCGACGCCGCCCAACAGGACTGACCCAATGGACACGATGATCGAACTACCGGCCATGCGCCGGACGGCGGAGCTTGCGCCGAACACGGCCGACGCGCAGGCCCGAACCGTCGAGGTGGTCTGGTCGGCCGGGGCCCGCGTTCGCCGCGCCAGCTTCTTCGGCGAGCCTTACGACGAGGAACTCAGCCTCGACCCCGCCCATGTGCGGCTGGAACGGCTGAACGCGGGCGCACCGTTCCTGAAGGTGCATGAGTTGGGCGCGCTGGACGCGGTCATCGGCTCGGTCGTCCCTGGTTCCGCGCGCCTTGAAAACGGCCGGGGCATCGCACTGGTCCGCATCTCGGAACGTGACGATGTCGAGCCGATCTGGCGCGACATTCAGGCCGGGCACATTCGGGCGGTCTCCATCGGCTACCAGGTCCACCGCTTCGAGGTCTCCAAGCCCGATGGCGGCCGTGAGCTTTGGCGCGCGGTCGACTGGACGCCCTTCGAGGTTTCCGCCGTGCCGGTCGGGGCCGACCCCGCCGCCGGTTTCCGCGCCCAGCAATCCCTTCACGACTGCGTCCTTCATCGCCGGGACGCTTCCAACACCCGACAAGGAGCATCCCCGATGACCGAACAGACCCAGATCCCGGCCGCTGTGGCCGCCGAAACCCATGCGACCGAGGAGACCCAGATGACCGACCCCACCAATCCCGCTGCCGAACCGCAGGCGCGTGCCGTCGAGACGCGAGCGCTGCCGCAGGCCGCCCCGACGACCCCGCCCGACACCGAGGCCATTGCCACTCGGGCCCGCGAGGGTGAGCGCGACCGCGTCTCCACCATCTACGATCTGGCGGGACGCCTGAACCTCGAGCGCGGCTTTGCCGAGGATCTGGTGAAACGCGGTGTCACCATCGATGAATCCCGCCGCCTGATCCTCGATCAGGTTGCCGCGAAATCCGACGAGACCCGCACCTTCCCGCATGTCTCGATCCCGCTCGGCGGCCGGGATGAACGTGTGACCCGCCGCGACGCCGTGGCCAATGCCCTGCTGCACCGCTACAGCCCGACATTGTTCCAGCTGGACGACTCTGCCCGCCAGTATCGCGGCATGTCGCTGCTGGAGCTGGCCCGCGAAAGCCTGACCAATGCCGGGGTGAACACGCGCGGCCTGTCGCGCGACGAGGTTGCAACGCGCTCGCTGCATTCCACCTCCGACTTCCCCGAGATCCTGTCCGCCGTCACCAACAAGACCCTGCGCCAGGCCTACGAGACCTATCCCCGCACCTTCATGCTGTTCTGCCGCCAGGTGCTCGCCACCGACTTCAAGGCGATGAACCGGGTACAGCTGGGCGAGGCCCCGCAACTGCTGGAAGTGGGCGAAAGCGGCGAGTTCAAGCGCGGGACGCTCGGCGAGAGCAAGGAGAGCTACAAGGTCAAGACCTATGGCCGGGTGGTCGCGATCACCCGCCAGACCCTGATCAACGACGATCTGGATGCCTTCACCCGCATCCCGGCGATG